TGGCTATCACGGAGGGTATGGTTAATTTAGATGACGCCATGTCAACAGAAGTGGGATCAATAATTCGCCAGAGAGCAAACGGAGCCGTGCAAATGCTTAGTATGCCGTTTGTCGGCCAACAGGCATTCCCGGTGCTCAAGTATATGGACGAGCTCAAAGAGGCACGTACAGGCATCTCTAAAGCCTCCGCAGGGCTCGATGCAGGCGCGTTGCAGTCTTCTACAGCGGCAGCCGTTAACGCCACTGTGAGCGCAGCACAACAGCACATAGAGCTAATCGCACGCATCTTTGCCGAGACTGGCATGAAGCAACTCTATAAAATTGTTCTACACTTATTAACCACGCACCAAGACGCGCCTCGCATGGTACGGCTGACAAACGATTTCGTGCCGATTGATCCCCGTACTTGGAATAGCAATATGGACGTGTCCGTCCGTGTCGCGCTTGGGCGTGGCACAGATACTGAGCGTATGTTGATGCTCAAGCAAATCGGTGAAATGCAGAAAGAGGCAATGCAGACAATGGGCGCCGTAAACCCGCTGACTGACATTAATAAACTATCTAACACATTGAAGGCTATGACAGAGCTTGCCGGGTTTAAAGATACCTCGCAATTCTGGAGTGACCCGGCACAGTTCCAGCCACCTCCACAAGAAGATAAGCCGGATATAAATGAGCAGCTCATTGCCGTTCAGATACAACAGATCCAAGCAGATATTCAGAAGAAAGCCGCAGAGCTCAACTTAGAGCGTGAGAAAATGATCATGGATGATGATCGTAAGAGGGACGAGCTTGACGCTGATTTATTTGTGAAGGCTGAAGAAATGAAGGCCAAGTACGGTACACAGTTAAACGTCGAAAAAATCAGATCTGATCTGGCGATTAATCGTGAAGTTATGAAGGCACAGTCTGAGGTCATTAAGGGAGTAGTTGATGATCAAGAAGAAGAGTAAGCAGCAAATCATAGATGACGGGGCAGAGGCAAATCGAATTCTCGATGAGACTGAGCTGCCCCGTTTTTTAGAGGAGCTGGAAGCAGAGATCTGGGAAGAATTAAAAAGTTCTGACCCCAGTGACAAGGATGGCCGGGAGGTTATTTTTGGTAGAGCGTGCGGTATCGAAAATGTAAAAACGATGCTGCACAGATTAAAGCAAAACGCGACTATTGAAAAAAATAAAAAATAGCGCATAATATGGAGTTAACGCAATGTCAGAAGCCAATAACCCGAGAGGGACTGATCTGAACACCGCAAGAAATGCAATTAAAGCCTTACTAACGCCCCAAGAGGATACCGTGACGGAGGAACAAGTTGCGCTTGAGACTGAAGCTACTGAAGTTGAACAAGTTGAAGAACAAGTTGAACAGCCCGTAGAAGAAGTCGAAATGTCGGAGGACGCGCAAGCGCCCGAAGACGATCTTGAAGTCGAAGCGGAAGCTGAAGAATTTGAAGACACATCTCTGGACATACTTGGACAAGTAGTCGAAGTAGACGGCGAGGAGATAACTGTTGAAGAGTTAAGACGCGGAAATCTAAGACAAAGAGATTATACACGCAAAACTCAGGAGCTTGCTGAATACAGAAAATCAGTCGAAGCTCAAGCAATTGAGATGGAGCGTGAACGTGCTCAATATGCTCAAATGCTTCCTGCTTTACAGGAGCGTCTAGAGCAAAAGGAACAGGAGCCAGATTGGGACATTCTGTATGATCAGGACCCTAATATGGCAAGGAAGGCAGAACGCGCTTGGCAGAAGCAGCAAGAGGAGAGGCAAGCTCAAATCGAAGCCGTGAAAGCAGAGCGTGAGCGAATGCAACAGGTAGAGCAAGAGCGTATTTATAATATGCAATTGCAATATCAGGCGCAACAGCGAGAAATTTTGCCTGACTTAATCCCGGAGTGGCGTGATACCAAGGTTGCATCAACTGAGGCTAAAGAGGTCCGAGACTTCCTTCTTGGTGAAGGATTTTCAGAGCAAGACATTAGCGGCCTTACGAATGCGACACTTGTAAAAGTAGCGAGGAAAGCCATGCTATATGACAAAGGGCAGACGAAAGCGATACAGGCAAAAACTAAGCCTAAAAAGCAACAGCCCAGAACTCTAAGAGCTGGATCTCGTAACACGCAGCCAAAACCGAAGAGTGAGCAAAAACAAGCGCTACAACGCGCACGTCAAACTGGCAGAGTGGCTGACGCCGCTGCCGCAATTAAAACTTTACTCTAGGAGGCCAACATGGCTATAACCACAAATACGTTCACATCCTTTGACGCTAAAGGCATTCGTGAACAATTATCAGATGTGATTTCATCGATTTCACCTGAGGAAGTCCCACTGCAAAGTAATGTTGGAAGCGTCAATGTTTCTAACACATATTTTGAGTGGCAAACCGACTCGTTAAATAGTACAGACAAAACACCGAGAGCTGATGGCGACAATGTCGGAGACACTTACGACAGTACATCTGCAACAACTCGCGTTGGTAACTACACACATATTTTGCGTAGAACAGCCATCGTCGCTGACAACCTTTCTGACCAGTCGTTAGCAGGGCGAAGTGATGAAATGGCGATGCAAATCGCAAAACGAGGCAAAGAACTACGTCGAGACTTCGAAGCAGTTTTCACTGACAATAACGCCGCCGTTGCGGGCAGCTCAAGTACGCCGCGTGAGACAGCCGGTTTAGGTGCATGGATTGCAACTAACGACGTTTTCCAGACAGGTGGCACAACTGCCGGTGCAAGCCCAACTGGCGACGGTTCAGATGCTCGTACTGACAGCTCCGCTGACGGTCAGGCAGCATTCACAGAGACTATGTTGAAAACAGCAATGCAGAACGCATATACCGCTGGTGGTAAGCCATCAATCTTGATGACTGGCCCATTCAACAAAACTAAAGTTTCTGGTTTTGCTGGTATCGCTGCACAGCGTTACATGGCTCCATCAGATGCTCCGACTACAATTATCGGTGCGGCTGATGTGTATCTGTCAGATTTTGGAAGTCTAACTACGGTGGTGAACCTTTTCCAAAGAGAACGTGATGCTTGGTTGCTCGACCCAGAATTAGCAGAAATCGCAGTTCTACGTCCTATCCAGACTGTTGATCTAGCAAAAACTGGTGACGCAACCAGAAAAATGGTCATCGGCGAAATGGGACTTCAGGTTACCAATGAAGCCGGGCACGCAGGCGTGTTCGATCTTACAACATCATAAAATCTTTAGGGGCAGCTTAATTGTTGCCCCTATCCCCAGGGATTAGACCTTTAAAAACAAGGACTTACACGATATGAAAAGATTATGGGATTACGATCCGATAACGGGAGTTAAGAAATACTGGCACGTCACTGACAAGGGTGAGTATGTCGTTGAGACAGTCATGGACGTCAAGCCGATTGTAGAGGCTAATAAGAGGCAGAGAAACAACACCGGTAAAAGACACAAGGATGTTAATAAAGTTGCCTCAATACCGCTTCCAATATACTATGAGCTAAAGCGTAAAGGTATCGCCGACGATCCTAAGGCATTATTTAAGTGGCTAAACGATAGCGATAATGCATGGACTAGAACAAGAGAAAGCACGTTATGAGCATTTCAAATTTTTCTGAATTAAAAAGTTCGATAGCAGATTTTTTAAATCGTGATGATCTTACTTCAGTAATTCCTACTTTTATTAAGTTGGCTGAGGCTGACATGAATAGAAAGATACGCCACTGGCGCATGGAGAAGCGTGCAACTGCAACTCTTAATACACAGTATACCGCTTTCCCGAATGACTTCATCGAGGGTATACGCCTCATGATTACCGGGACTACAGAATTCAGATTAGAGCTCATAACTCTCAGCGAACTCATGGATAAAAGATCCGAAAATAATGCCTCCGGAACACCTAGATTTTACGCCCTCGTTGACGGCTCCTTCGAGGTGTACCCGACGCCGGATCAGACATACACTTTAGAGATGCTTTACTATGAGCGGATAGACGCTCTAAACGATGGAAATACCACAAACTGGGTTTTGACATATCACCCAGATGCGTATCTTTACGGAGCCTTGACGCATAGCGCTCCATACTTGGGAGAGGACGCCAGATCGCAAGTGTGGGCGCAGTTGTACCAAAACGCGATAAGTGGTACAAATATGGAAGATCAACAGGCCA